ACAGTGGGAACACCATCGAGGGCGATGCCATGGAAGAGCTGCTTTCAAATGTACCGAAGGCTGAGGACATTCTAAAAAAGAGTAAGGACGACTAATTTGAAAGGAGGAGACGCCTATGCCATTTAGTGAAGCTCATGCGAACCACGCCATAAACTTTATCGAACAACTGAAGCTGACCAAAGGCAGATGGGCCGGTCAGCCTTTTAAGTTACTCCCTTGGGAGAAGGATCTGGTGAAGCGTCTCTTTGGAACATTAAGAGAAGATGGTACAAGACAATATAGAACAGCCTATGTGGAGATTGGAAAGAAAAATGGCAAGTCGGAGTTGGGCGCAGCCATTGCATTATATATGCTTCTTGCTGATGGGGAACCTAATGCAGAAGTGTATGTAGCCGCTTGTGACAGGCAACAGGCCAGCATCATTTTTAACACCAGTATGAACTTCGTGGAAGGAAATCCTACTCTTTCAAAAGTGACGAATCTGGTAAGGTCTACCAAGCGAATCGTCTATCCAAAGACAGGAAGCTTCTATCAGGTACTTAGTTCCGATGTTAAATCAAAGTCCGGTATCAATGCTTCTTGCGTTATCCTCGATGAGATTTGGACCTACCCGAATCCCGATCTTGCCAAGATGCTAACCACCGGTTCAGGGGATGCGAGAACCCAGCCGCTCTTTTTATACCTCACCACCGCAGGGAATCAACTCTCTGGCTATGGATGGGAGATGCATCAAAAGGCCAAAGACATATTGGAAGGAAAAAGAATAGATCCGACATTTCTTGCCATCATTTATGGGCTAGAGGACGATGCAGATATTGAAGATGAAAACAACTGGCATAAGGCCAATCCAAGTCTTGGCCATACTATTTCTATAGAGAGGGTCAGGGAGCACTACAATCAAGTCAAAGACGATCCGGCAGATCTCGCCTTGTTTAAACAGCTAAGGCTGAACATGTGGTTAAAACAGGAAATCAAATGGATGCCCATGGATAAGTGGGACCTTTGTAATTTCACTGTAGACCCGGAAGAGCTAAAAGGGCGAGTCTGTTATGGAGGTCTTGACCTGTCATCCACCAGTGACATCACTGCTTTTGTTTTAGTGTTTCCACCGTTAGAAGAGGGAGATAAGTTTCAGGTGCTCCCTTACTTCTGGCTTCCGGAGGAGACCCTTCATCAGCGGGTGAAGAGAGACAGCGTTCCGTACGACATCTGGCACAGACAGGGACTTCTCAATCTCACAGAAGGAAACGTAGTCCATTATGGATTCATCGAAAAGTTCATCGAGCGCCTCGGTGAGAAATACAACATCAGAGAAATCGTCTATGACCGGTGGGGTGCCACACAGATGAGTCAGAACCTAGAGGGTATGGGTTTTACCGTGGTACCTTTTGGTCAGGGGTTTAAGGATATGTCCCCACCTACAAAGGATCTGATGCGCCTTACTTTAAGTAAACAGATTGCCCATGGCGGGCATCCGGTCCTTCGGTGGATGGCAGATAACATTGTGGTCAGAACGGACCCGGCTGGAAACATCAAGGTGGACAAGGAAAAATCATCTGAAAAGATCGATGGTATCGTGGCACTGATCATGGGTCTGGCCAGAGCAACGGTGAATCCACCAGATGATGATGGATCCATTTATGATGAACGGGACATGATCGTTTTAGGATAGAAGGGGGTGAACAACAATTATGGCGAACTTTTTTAAATGGCTCTTTAAGGCCAGGGCAGAACCTACAGATAGTGTCAGCAGTGCACCGAACTTTTATATGGGGCAAAGTATCTCTGGGAAAATAGTCAATGAGCGAAGTTCCATGCAGACCACAGCAGTCTTTGCCTGTGTGCGAATCATTGCAGAGACGGTGGCATCATTACCCCTTCACACTTACAGGTATCAAGGGGATGGTAAAGAAAAGATGTACACCCACCCGCTATACCGGATGTTACATGATGAACCAAACCCAGAGATGACATCCTTCACTTTGAGGGAGACCATAATGACTCACCTTCTTCTTTGGGGGAATGCCTACTGCCAGATCATTCGAAATGGCAAAGGGGAAGTGGTGCATCTGTATCCCCTGCTTCCTGACAAGATGACGGTGGATCGAGATAAGAATGGGAATCTTTACTATGCTTACAGGAAGGACACCACCACCCATTATCTAGGACCAGAAGATGTGCTTCATGTACCGGGACTTGGTTTTGATGGTGTCATGGGCTATTCACCGGTGGCCCTTGCGAAAAATGCCATCGGACTGAATATAGCCGCTGAAGAATATGGCGGTAGGTTCTTTGCCAACAACGCTACACCAAGTGGTATTCTTTCAACTTCAGGAACCATCAAGGATCCATCCAAGGTGAGGGATGCCTGGCAGGCAGCCTATGGAGGAAGCGGAAACAGCAACAAGGTGGCGGTCCTTGAAGACGGTCTTCAGTACCAAGCCATCAGCATGCCAAACTCCGATGCTCAGTTTCTTGAGACGAGGAAGTTTCAGATTGAGGAAATCTGTAGAATCTTTCAGGTGCCACCCCATATGGTGGCGGATCTCAGCAAGAGTTCATTCAGTAACATCGAGAACCAGTCCATCAGCTTTGTAGTCCATACCATTAGGCCATGGTTGGTCCGAATAGAGCAGGCCATGAACAAGAAGCTCTTTCTTGAGAAAGAGAAAGGTCAGTGCTTTGTGTCCTTCAATGCATCGGCACTTATGCGAGGGGATTATAAATCCAGGATGGATGGATACGCCATCGGAATTCAAAATGGTTTCTTCTCCGTTAATGATGTGAGGAGGATGGAGAACATGGACCCGATTTCTGAAGAAGATGGTGGAGACCTGTATCTTGTGAATGGCAACATGCTACCCCTTAAGATGGCAGGGGCCTATGCAAAGAAAGCCATGGATGAGTCTGGTGGTGATGAGCCTTGATGATAAGTGTATAACTTGGCCCATTTCTGTGGACAACTACAAAACAAATTGGATGTATCAACAGCATTTCTCAAAATCGAGGAGTGCTTTTTTCATGCCCGAAAGGAGGTCGATTAGATGGATAAATTTTGGAGATGGGTGGTGAATGAAGCCGAGGAGCCTACAGTGAGAACCTTGCACCTTGAAGGGTACATTGCAGAGTCTTCTTGGTTTGACGATGACATCACCCCTAAACAGTTTAAGACGGAGCTTTATGATAGTGGATCTAAAGCAGATGACATTGTTGTAAAGATACACTCACCGGGTGGAGACACCTTCGCAGCAGCGCAGATTTACAACATGCTGAGGGAATATCCCGGCAAGGTCAGTGTCCATATTGATGGGCTTGCAGCCAGTGCCGCTTCTGTCATTGCCATGGCGGGAGATGAGGTGTGTGTTTCTCCGTTATCAGTAATCATGATCCATAACCCAGCAATGCTTATTGCTGGTGAGGTGGCGGATCTGCAGGTGGGGATTAACCTACTCAGTGAAGTAAAAGAGAGTATTATCAATGCTTATCAGACAAAGACAGGTCTTTCCAGAGCGAAAATCTCACACATGATGGACGCTGAAACCTGGATGAGTGCCCATAAGGCCATCGAGCTGAAGTTTGCCGACAAGATTCTCTATGAATCAGAGCCGGTAGATGAAGGTTCCGGTGGCTTTATCTTTGACCAGATGACAGTGACAAATGCTCTAAGGAACAAACTCCCTGGCATTCAGGCGAGGATGAAATACCTAAAAGCACATGATGATGACGCTAGAACGAAGGAGCCGGAAAAGAGTGTAGAACCCGCACCACAAGGTGAAGACGATTTGAAGGCTCCTGCCCATTCAGTAAACCACATCCCTATTGCCCAGCTGGAAAGACGGCTGGAGCTGATTAAAAATTGGAGGTAATGAATATGAGTAAAATTCAAGAACTAAGAGAGAAACGCGCCAAGGTTTGGGAGCAGGCTAAGACATTCCTTGATGAACATCGTCAGGAGAATGGTCTGATCAAACCTGAGGACAATGCCGTCTATGAAAAGATGGAAGATGAAGTGGTCAGCCTTGGAAAAGAAATCGAGCGCCTTGAGCGTCAAGAGATGATGGACAGAGAGCTTTCAGCTGCTCTCAGCAAACCTCTTGCATCAAGACCTGATAAGATGACCGAAGAAAAATCAGGCAGAGCATCCGATGCCTATAAGAGTGCCTTTTGGGGTGCCATGAGAAACAAGATGAATCCTGCTGTACACAATGCACTTCAGATTGGTACTGATTCAGAAGGTGGTTTCCTTGTACCGGATGAGTATGAGAACCAGCTGATTCAGGCACTTGAAGAGGCGAATGTTCTTAGAAATCTGTGTAACGTGATTACGACCAGTTACGGTGACAGAAAGATTCCTGTTGTAGCAAGTCATGGATCCGCTGCATGGATGGACGAAGAAGCAGCCTTCACTGAAAGTGATGATGCCTTCACGCAGGTGACCTTGTCGGCATACAAACTTGGTACCATGCTGAAGGTTTCTGATGAGCTTCTCAATGACAGCTACTTCGACCTTGAAGCCTACATTGCAGCTGAGTTTGCAAGACGAATCGGTGCCGCAGAGGAGGAAAGCTTCCTCACTGGTAATGGAAGCAGCAAACCTACAGGACTTCTTCATGCAACTGGTGGAGCGAGCCTTGGTGTAACTGCCGCAAGTGCAACAGCTATCACCATTGATGAGGTGCTAGACCTTTACCACAGCTTGAAGTCGGCTTACAGAAAGAACGCGACCTTCCTAGTGAATGATGCGACCATCAAAGCCATCAGAAAGCTTAAAGATGGTCAGGGTCAGTACTTGTGGCAGC